TTCCTATTGTAAAATTGTGATCTTCAGCATGAGGATTCGATATATAACCCCAATTTAATTTACTAGCAAAAGCCTCAGTTATTTGACCTTGTTGGTCGGGCTCCAAATTAATAGTCTTAAAAATAATAACTTTGTATTTCAAAAAAAGATCTACATATAAATCTATGTTTGAAATTATTTCTTCAAATTTACAATTATATATTTTTTTCAAAACCATATTCTATAATAGTTCAGTTATAGTGTAAAATGATGGGGTGGTAAATCTTTCGCCTCTAGTTACCATTTTTACTCCATGCAAATAATTGATATCTCCAGGATGTGCTACAGCAAGTCCTGGTTCAGGTTTTATCTCAATTTCATGTTGAGGATAATATAATTGTCCACCCTCAAAATCATCATTGTAGTAAATGAGGGAATTAAGGTCATATGTCGGAAACGGATTTGGTGATCCATCATTGAGCTGCTTATCAGCATGAGGGCGTTGTTCTAAGCCAGGAAACCATCTTATTATAACTGGAGGACGAACGCTAAGCTTAACCCTAAATTCATCTTCAAGAAAATATTTCATTTTTAAGATATATTTGTCTATCAAATTATATATATCTAAATTTATTCTAGATAAAATGTCATAGCTGCACTGCCTATTTTGCCAGTAAGACGCATCGTATGTACAAGTTCCATCTTCAGCGTACTGGTTTTCTCCAGCATCCATCCATTCATTTATTGTTGGAAGAAAGTTTTGAATTTTTTTTAAATCTTCAAGATCAACAAAATTTTTTAATATCTTTATATTTTTTGGTGAGTTTCCAAAATATCCAGGCTCTATTAAAGACTTTTCCACAATTTGCTACTCCTTTATGGACCAAAAATTAGAAGACATGTATCTTAATCCTGACGTAACTTTTTCTACCCTGTGAGTATATAGTTCATCAGAAGGAAAAATCAGCAACATATTTGGTTGAGGTTTTATTTTAATGTTAAGTTTGGTAAAATGTAAGACGCCGCCCTCAAAGTCATTATTATAGTAGTATACAGAGCTGTAGTCTCTTGTGGGATGGCCAGAAGGGGTCTGCAAATACCTATTCATCCCATCAAAGTGAGTTGGTAAACCATCACCTGGGCTGTAAACAGTAACCCCAACCCCCTCTTCTTGCCAAACAGATTTATTGTATAAAATAGATATTAACTCAGATACTTTATGTAAAAAGTCATACTTTAATATACCTTCGGTTATTTCTGGAAATGTAAAAGAAATATTACTAGTAGGAAGAATAACATTTTCTCCTGTAGATGGATCTATTTTAGAGGAAAATTTATAATTGTCATCCTCACCCACAGAGTCATATTTAGTTACTGGGCACTTGAGCAAATGCTCGTAGAGTTTTTGAAATTTTTCATCATTCAAAAAGCTATTTATCTGATATAATTCTTCGCAGAGATTATTAGCTTTTAAATCGTGTTGCACTGGTGATGACATAGTGATATAGTATATCATAATGATTTACGGTAAAACTTTTTGAGGTAAAAAATGGATTTTTATCATATTGGCGATCCCAAGTTTGGCATGTTCTTATACAGAAATGCAATATCAAGAGATTTAAATATTCCAGAAAGACTTGAAGCTACTATAGGAAATAGCAGTCACCAGCTTTTTAAATGGTCAGACGCAGTTGTGGGTTACAACACAAAAATGCCAGACTATAGAGACTGTGTAGATTTAAAGATGAGTCCAGATCACTGGCCATATCTAACTCCGGAGTTTGAAGAAATTAAAAAGTGCTATGATGATGTTGACTCTAGGCTCAAAAAGTGTTTAGAGCATTACGAGTCCATGTATAACTTTAAAATGGATTATATGGAAGCTATAAATTTTGTTAGATATAAACCAGGTCAGCACTTTGCTGTTCATACAGACCATGGCTTCTCTTATACATGTACCGTCTCATCAGTGATGTATTTAAATGATGAATATGAAGGTGGAGAATTGTGGTTTCCATATTTAGATATCACACTTAAGCCAAAAGCTGGTGACGTAGTATTATTTCCATCAACTTACATATATGCCCACGCATCTCTTAAGGTAAAAAGCGGAATTAAGTATTCTGCAGTTACTATGTTTGATTATAACGATAATAATCACAAGAATCATTCAGTATATTAAAACGCTGAATAAGCAGAAGGTCTAGGGAAATGATAGACGAAAATTTAGAGACACCTTTTATTCAAGAATTTGAAGAATCAATATATGATATTAAAGTAAACTCCTTAAACGGAGAAAAAGACATACTAAGCAAGTATAAGGGTAAAGTGACTATGATAGTTAATGTCACTGGAGAATGCGCAAATTCAGCCCAGTATCCGCTTATACAAGATTTATATCTTGACTATAAGGACAGGGGTTTCGAGGTGCTGGCGATACCAAGTACTGATTTCTGCGAATTTGCCTACGGAGAATTTGCTGATTCTGGAGCAAGTCCAGAAAATATGAAAAAGCACATGGAAAATCATTATGGAACATTTCTTCCATATTCCGAAATGATGACAATAAAAGAAGATCTAGAAAACGGCCTACAACCGCACTACCTTTATAGGGTGCTGCAAAGTGTCAATCAAGAGCGACTAAATAAAAATATTATAGATCTTCCAGTTCAGGGAAACTTTGAAAAATTTATAATTAATAAAACAGGTAAAAAAATGTTACGTTTCTGCAATTCAGATTTACTCAATTTAGCATTTGATGCAGGAAACAGAAAAACAAATTCAGATGTAGCTTTAGCCAGAATTAAAGAGGCAATAGAATTTTTCCTCGCAGAGTAGATCTAAGATGAATGATTTTATTACAATATATAAATCAGCAATTGATAATGACACATGCGCCGAAATTGTAAACATGCTTGAAAAAGGCAAATGGAATAGATCTTTAGTTTACGATAATCAAAATCAAGATATGTTAAAAGCTGTCGAATCAGAAAGAAGAACGTGTGACGCTTTTGATAGAACTCAGTATCTATATCATAAAATATATTCAATGATAGATCCTATTATTTCTGAAAAATTATTTAATTACATAGATAAATTTGAAGTTGAATTAGCACAAAAACAAGAGATAGTTGGCTATAATATACTTAGGTATAAAGTCGGTCAACAGGCTGTTCTTCACTGCGATGATGGCATAGGGGTTCACAGAAGAGTGTCCAGTCTTCTTTACATCAATGAAGATTTTACCGGTGGTGAGTTATTTTTCGATAAATTAAAAATAAAGTATTCACCTAAAGCTGGAGACATACTATTTTTTCCTTCATCATTTCCGTTTTCCCATGAAGCAAAAGCAGTACAAAGTGGAACAAAATACTGCGTAGTTCGTTTTTGGAATTAGGCTATAAAAATGGTATAATGATTGTTCATGACTAAAATTACTCTTACAAAAACTCACCAAAATCCACCAGAAATAAAGCAGTCCAGAATCAAAAGAGATTGGATGGACGACACCTACAACAAACATGCGTACCAGTGCCTACCGCTAACTGTTGCAAATGTGACTGGTTGGGAGCTTATTCTTCAACAAGATGTCGTTGTTCAATGGGATGGCGGCAATACTGTTCCAAGAGTTCTTGAGGGAGAAACCTTAAACGGAAGATCGATAGTCATGCCGAGCATTATTGGCATAATGTCATTTTCTACCGGTTGGGCGTTTCAAACCGAAGACAATTACAGTACCTGGATTGGAGGATCACCGAATTATTTTGTCGATGGAGCGGTTCCATTGACAGCTCATATCCCTAGTTATTGGTGGCCAGATGAGTTTAATATGAACTGGAAAATTACAAAGGTGGGAGAACCTGTTATATTTCCAGCTGGCATGCCCTTTATGCACTTTACAATCTATCACAATACACTACTGCAGGATGTTGAGTTTCAGGTAGAAAATCTCTGGGACAAGCCAGAATTAATGCAAGAGAGAATGAATTACAGCAACGCAAAAAGTAAAAAGTTGCAAGAGCAACCATGGACATGGATGAAGGGAATAAAAACTGGTTTAAATGAAAAAGGAGAAAGAATAGGTCCAACATTCAATGGACTTCCCTCACTTAAGGAACCAAATATATGATGCATAACCTTGTTGGCATATGGAATTTAGATGTCAAATCACCGCTTGGTATTGATAAATACCAGTTATTTATATCAGAAACTATGACAGCAGCAATTGGTGAACAGAGAGGCAAGATGCAATTTGCAGACTTTCTTGTAAAAGATGACTCTTTTTTTATGAGTGGGTTTACTGAAACACCACTTAGGACAAATGTTTCTTTGCATGGGACTTTTGATGATAATAAGATTCTTGGTAAGATAGCAATAGACAACTACTGCCTGGTAGATTTTGAGGGCACAAAAAATGGATAATGTATACAACATAGGAATAAAATCAATTTCTGGAGAAGAAAACTTCTTAAGAAATTTTAATGGTAAAGTTACACTATTGGTTAATATATCAAGTAAATTTGGCTATACACCAAAATGTAGTCCACTTTGGTCCTATGCAAGAACAGCTAGGCAACTATGGCAACTTCAACAAATTCACGAAGAGTTTTATGATAGAGGATTTTCTGTTATTGGTTTTCCATGTAATCAGTTTGGAAAAATGGAGCCAGGTTCAAATAGTGAGATAAAAACTTTTTTAGAAACCAATTATCCATTTATGAACTTTCCAATATCAGAAAAAATAGATGTCAATGGAAAAGACGAACACCCAGTTTATTCCTTCTTAAAAGGAAAAGAAAAAAGAAACTACTCAGACACAACAGCAGATGGAACACAGGCAGCTAGTGATGGACAAAATTTGGCTGGCCAAGCAATAGCTAGAATACCTCATAATTATGAAAAGTTCTTGATCAGCAGAAATGGTATCATGGTTTCTAGATTTAACTGGCAAGACATGCCACTAGACGACGAGCCCAGAGTTATGGGCGCAAGTTGGACAATAAGAGAAGCAATAGATGAGGTCTTAGGGTAAATCATGACAAATACAGAAGTGAGAACAGAAGATCCATTTAAGGATATGAATCCTTTTCCGGTATCTCCAGAAATTACAGAAGAAATAATTAAAGAAATTGGCAACATCAAGTGCGAAGTTCTCGGTCCAGGTGTTGTTGTTTTCAGAAACGCATTTAACATTGATCAAAGTCTTATATTAAACTATATTGATAGCAAAGCTGAAGATGCTCATAAAATTCGATGGACCTATCATCAGATTGATGGTGTAACCTATGGGATAAATGAAGATGGATTTAGATACAGGATGGAAGAGGTTCCCTCTACGCCAATTAGACTGTTAGATCCCGTTAATTCAACAACACCTGAATCAGTTAAAAACTTCTTTTTATACCTCGAAGATCAGATATACAAGTGCTTACTAAAATATATCGATCATTACCCTTTGATGATAGGCAGTATTTGGTGGAAGACAAGGGGCCATATACTCAGATATGGAGATGGCGGAAGGCTAGGCTGCCACGCGGATAACGATACTAATTACAAGGTAACAAAAGGCGTAAGGTATATGCCGAGAGGAATGGTTGCATCACGCCAAACATGTGGTGCCCTCATTTATATGAATGATTGCGTGGATACTGAAGAAGAGCTTAATGGGAAAAACTTTACTGGCGGAAACCTTAGGTTTGTCCATCTTGGCATTTCCTATAAACCTCAAAAAGGTGATATTATATTTTTTCCAACCAACTATGTTGCATCTCATGATGTTGAAACAATGGGCAAAGGTGTCAGATACAGTTATTTAACATTTTTTGGGCAAGGAGCAGACGATATAAAAGCAGGAATAGTAGTAGTTGAAAAAAATAAAAGCAAGCAATGGTGTCCGCCAGTTTGGTTTGACAACATTTATGATGACTATGAAAAATACTGTAAATCAGAGTATTCTATTTATTCCGATGTACAGGGAAATGGTGTGGAGCCAGGTTGGAACCCTGTATTTCAGGGCAGAGAGGTGGCGCAGTATGGCACTACGCACGATTCAGTCGAAATTGGGTCAATGCCAGATCCGGACACTTCTGAATTATTGCCTGCCAAAAATGATCAAGATAAAGAAGATATAATGGGCCCATGTGGAACAGAGCCCCAAAAAATAGGAGAGTGAAATGCTACCAGAACCAATTAATTATGGAATGGGAGTAGTTTGTTTTCCTAGTGCAATAGATGTTGATCAAGATCTTATAATCCCATATTTGGCTTCTTTAAAGCAAAAAGCTGTAGAAGAAGACTACACAATAGTCAAAGAAGAAGACGGAGCTTCATATGCAATCAACAGAAGCGGACATCGATTTTCTATCGATGACATAGATAAGGCAGCAAGCCACATAATGAATTTTTTGGATGAAAATAGTCCAAAAGAACTTGTTTCATTTTTTGAAAAATGTGAAGAAACCTTTTATAACTGCTTGCTCAGATATATAGAAATATTTCCCATGATCTTGCCCAATATCTGGTGGAGAACACTTGGTCACGTTCTTGCTTACGGTCCAAATAGCGATATGGGAATACATAATGATAATGATGTGAACTACCAGCCTGGTTTTGAGCCAGATCTACAACTGGCAACAAGGAATGTTTTAGGTGTTATTATATATTTGAATTCTTCAGTCCCTAATAAGGAAGATATTAAAAAGTATGAATATAATAATGGGGAAATTGTTTTTGAATATGCGAATGCAACTCATCATCCTAAGGCTGGTGATATTCTTATGTTTCCATCGAATTATCTTGGAACTCATGAAATAAAACCTTGTCTTAATGGCAGTAGGTACGCATACATAGGATACTTTGCTCAGGGTTCATCACACCCAGAAAGAGGAATTCATGTAATTCACGGAAACTTTCCAGCAGGAAAACAAGGCCAAGTTTGGATGGAAAATATAAGAGAAGACTACGCAAAGTACATTATTTCCAAGTATAATATAGAAGACTTAAAATCAGTAAGAGATCCAAAGCTTATATCTCTTTTAAGGGGAACCATTAGAAGATATAATAGTTCTGGAACAGAAAAAAATCTTCCGCATAAAAAGGAAAAAAATGATTGACAATAATGTTGAAGCAGATCATTTGGGTGGTGGAGTAATCGTATTTAGATCTGCACTTGAGCTTGATTGGGATTACATTCTTAATTTTTCCAGAAACGCAATCAATAAAGAAAAAGACGAAATGTATCAACCAGCAGTAAATCCAGAAACTGGTGTTGAATGTTACATAAATAAAAGTGGATACTTTTTTAGCAAAGACAGTGTAGAGCAAATGCCCGGAAGAGGCTCTGCAATACACAGATATGCAGATGAAAAAATAAGAGAGATATTTGAATTTATTGAAGATTCAAAAGACAGGTATCTACTTAAATATTTTGAACTTTTTCCCCTAGCCGCCAAATGCGTATGGTGGAAGGTAAAAGGGCACATAGTTCAGTATAAAAAGGGTGTTTACTTAGGATCACACTCCGATATAAGTGCAGATTATGTTTATGACGTTTGGACGCCAACTGATCAGCTAGCAACAAGAAACACTATAAGTACAGTATTTTATTTAAATAATTGTGTAGATGAGGACTTAGTAAGCGATAACACATTCTCTGGTGGGCATCATTATTTTAATTACCTAGATATAGACTTTGCCCCCACAAGGGGTGACATACTCTTCTTTCCGTCAAACTATATGGCTGGACATGAAGTTAAGCCGGTATCTGCTGGAGAAAGATACTCCTATCTTGGCTGGTATAGCCATGGCACTCCAAACAAAGAGGTTGGAGAATCAGTTACTGATCCAATAAAAAATCCTGAAATTTCTAAAACATCTAGCAATCTCTACATGCCAAACCTGATGGAAGACTATAAAAAATTTCTTATAAGCAGAGGTTATGGAGAGCATTCAGAGCATTTTAGGATTATGAGATAATAATGAAAATTACTGATATAGGAAGTGGTCTTTGCGTTATAGAGGATCTATTTAATGTAGATCCAAAGTTTACAATTGAGTATATAAACTTTCTAAGAAAATTAGAACAAGATACATTTACTTATGTAGAGGAAAATGGAAAAAAGTACGCCGTTAATAGAACAGGTTTTAAGTTTGATTTAGAGTCTGTTGCGATGGCTCCAGAAAGATTTATAGACCCATTATGTAAATCTTATGAGCAAAAACCAACTGAAGAACAGGTAAAATTAGTTCAAGATCTTGAGTCTTATCTCTATAAGGTTTTGGTTGAATACTGTAAGCTATACCCCGATGCCGCCACAGTTTGCTGGTGGAGAAGTCACGGTCATTTTGCAACCTATTCAAACGGACAAAGAATAGGGTCACATTGTGATGATCAAATTCCTTACGAAGAAAGTATGGGAGCTTCTAATGAGTATCCCAAACACGCAAAAGTAAGTATAAATATATATATGAATGATTGTGTCGAAAGTGAAGACCAATTAGATGGAACAAATTTCACTGGTGGAGCGATAAGATTTAGGCACGCAAAATATGAGCACAAACCCAAAATGGGTACCGCTGTCATCTACCCCGCAAACTACATAGGAACACATGAGGTTACGCCAGTTACTGGTGGAATAAGAGTAGCTTACTTGGGTTCTTTTCTTTACGGAAGCCCAGAAAACTCATCCCCAAATGATAGTAGAATTTGGATGAAAAATCTAAAAGAAGACTGCAATTTCTTTCAAAGAAAAATTTAAAATCACGTCATAAACCCTTTCTCGGTTACTATATATTACAGTTCCTTTATCTGTGGGGTAATTAAATGCTTTACGGCAGTCCTATAAATTATAATCAGCCAAATTATTCTTATACTGGAACCCTTTATGTATATGTTCCTGGTAACCCAAATCCTATAGTAGTTCCAAATGTTTCTTTGTTCTACGCAACCACAGAAGACTATTCAAATTTAACAACAATTAGTTTAATAAGTCTTGAAATTCAGGGAGAGGCAATTATAACCGTTGTTCCAGAAAACGAAGATTATACAGCCCTTTTAACTGCAGAAGTTCTTTATTTGACTGGCGAAAATGAAATAGCAATAGGCTAATAAAAGCTTCTACTATATAAGAAACTGCTTATTTTAAAATGGAGATTTATGTCAACTAGCAACGTGCTCGTAAATGACACAGTAAAATTAAAAGTAAAATTTCTTGACCAAGACATAAATGGCAATCAAGTAGAAGCCACAATGAGTTCTGTCAATGTTAAAATAGTCAATTCAAAAGAAGAAGAAATAGTTAATACATTAGCCACAGCAGTCTCTGGTTCTCTTTCAGAATATTACTATAATTTTACCCCAACAATAGCTGGAGCATATGCCGTAACTTTTACCGGAATTACCGCAGGAAGCCCGTCAAAAACGATTGTTTCTAGAACAAACATATATGCGAGTACAAGCACTACGGAATATAAACCAACAGTAACCCTAAGAGCAGATGAGACAATATTATTTGCTCCAGACCTTTACCCCCTTTATCTAGACCCAGAAGAACTTCTTTCGATATTTCCAGACGCATCATTAATAGAAATAGGGGAAATGATTTATCATTACTCCTTGGAGATAAAAGAAATTTATGGACTTGGAGACGATGTAGATGGGTCAACTTTGCCATTCACAATACTTGAGTATATAAAGGCAGCTGCAGCATGTGAGCTAAGCAGAACTTACGGATTTGGTGGAGACGACGAACTATCCCTAAAGCTTGGGGACCTAGAGATAACCAATAGATCAGCACCAAGACAGGTTGCAACAAGATCAAATGCTACTACATGGTGTCAAATAGCCGCTTCGCTAAGAAGAGAAGTCTTGGCTAAAAAGGTCTCCATGAAGGGGGTAATGCCTAAGGGGTATCCATCTATTAAAACTAAAACCTCTGGCAAGAGAGTCGATCCACAAACTGGTAAAATGGTTTACTTATCAGACATAGAGTTGATGGGTCCAGGTAGAACTGTTTCTGTAAAAGATGAGCCAGAATTTGACAGAGGTTTAAGGCAGTATGATTAACGCCAAATCAGTATTTAGTAAAATACTAAGAGAGTGGGGTCATGACATACTTCTGCAAAGAAGGTTGTCAGATGATGGAATGTATAGTGATAAGTTTGAAAGGGTAACAACAAGGCATGTCACGGCTGCATCTCGTTATTTGGCTTCCACAAAGGAAGAGGCCGCAGAAGGGCTAATTATTAATTCTGATAGAATATATTACTTTGAATCTAAAATAAACCCTAAACCAGGTGATAGAATATATGAGACTTCCCAGTCGTCTTTAGAAGATTATTCCCTATATCTGATAGAAGAGTGCTATCCAGTAAGAGGAAGATATGGAGAAATAAATTTTTGGACTGTGGGAGCATCAAAGGAAGAGCCAGCGAGTTAAACAATGCTTTTGACAAAACCATCGGACATTGCAACTATACCTTTTGTATATAGATCTGGATATGACTATGTCGATCCAAATTCAAACATAAGGGTATTTTTGAGGAGAGGATTCAACTCTGGTGGTGCAACCATACTTGGTCCTTTGGTCTTCAATATGGACCTAGCCTTATCTTCTACTCCGCAATACGAACAAATTTTTTCTGATACAAGTTCTATTTCTAGACAATCAATTGGTTCGTACATACTTAAGTTAAAAATACCAAATAATATATTTCCCGGTCAATATACCGTAGAAATATCCACTACTGTAAATTCGATATCTGACACAAAAGAAGTACCAATACAAGTTAAGGCCTCTGCGGCTTCTTCTGGTGATTGGAGTTCTGCTCCAAACTACGAAAATTATTCATTGGTAGACAAATCTGTTTCCTTAAATGAAAGATCGAAGTACAAAGAAATTTCTCAATTTGAAACAAACAACATTCTCTTAATAGGTCATACAGATGCAATTGAACCGTACGGTATGCAGAAGATAAGGTCAATACAGGAAGCAGTTGACATACTAAGAGCTGATTTTAATTCTCCTCTTCTCAGGGGAGTTTTCGATGCCTACAGTTGTGGGGCAAGAGATATATACATTATGTCAGCTGGATACATGAGTGAGTATGTAGATAATGTATCTGAAAGAAATGCAAAAATATTTAAAGACAGCTTTAACAATACTTTTTCCTTTTACGAAGCATACTATGACAGACTAGCTGAATGCTACACGCTAATTGAGCAGTATGAATTTATTGATATTATTGTTCCGCTAGAAGCATCAATCATAAACACCGGCAATAAAAACTTTGCCAAACAGCTATCATTGGTTTGTGGAAGAATACAAGAAAATACTGGAGAAGTAACAATTGGAATAATCGGTTCAAGAAATCAGGGAATGAGTTCTTCAGATATTCAAACTCTTTTATCAACAAACTATGAAATACCATCAACAATTGATGGAAATGGATACATAACTAGAGATTATGGAAAGCACATCATAATGATTTATGGAGAAGCAGTGTTTTCCCATAAGCAAATGCAAAGAACATACACATCGTCTGTAGCAGCAGCAGTTGCTGGCATGTTGAGCTCTACACAGGTTAATCTTGGGCTAAGCAAGCAAAGAATACCTTCAGCTTTATCAATACATGGAAATGAACCAAAGGTAAATGAAGTAAAAGCTTTGGAGCAGAAGGGTATAAACTGCGCTATCAGAGGTGGCAGATCAAGAAGATTTGTTGGTCCTTATGACGTGTATTTAAGTGGAGATTTAACTCAATCAATTAGCGAAAACTTTAAAGATGCTTCAAACGTAAGACTGGCCGCAATGCTTATAGGCGAAGTCCAAGCAATAGGAAATAATGGTATAGGTAAATTCAACTATTCAAAAGTAATAGCAAAAGTAGAATCATTATTAGTTTACTTAAAGCAACTAGATATAGTCAGAGACTACGGGCTAGATGCTTATGCAGACAAAGACGAAAAAGGAAAGCTTTATTTTAACATAAACATAAAGTCTTCTAGAACTTTAAGAGATATATCTTTTAATATAGCTACAGGCAGAGGTGTCTAATGCCCCAGAATCCAATACGTTTTCCAGTTCCAAATGTTAATGAAATTAACTATGACAGGTTGGGCGGTCCACCACTTCAAGCTCATGGAAATTTAACTTATATTGAGTTTATAACTGTGGTTAAGTCTCTCTGGGAAAACGCATACCCAATGATTAAAATAAAGCCAATTCAGTCTGGCGACTATGCGGAGTATCCAGTTATAGCTTATGGACTAGAATTAAAGAGAGCTCATTCTGTTGAGCCAAAGCCAAAGACTAGAATATCCCCTAATGATGGGATAGCTATTTACGGCCAAAGATTTCAAAATATAATATCATTTTCAGTTATAACAAAAGCAGAATCCGGCAAGGTAAAAGGGGCCCTGGAGAGATATTCTGGTCCTGAGGCAGCTGATAAAATAATGGAAACCTTTGAGGACTTCATGTTAGAGCATACTCCTGTTTTTAAAAGGCTTGGAGCCTCAGAATTTGTATATGCAAGAAGACTGTCTGATTCTGAAGAAAATAGGCAATCAACAGACATTTGTAAAAGAACTGTAACCTACATGCTAACTACAGAGAAGTTGATTGGCATGGAGATTGAAAAGATTGAAAAGGTAGCTATTGACGTAAGAAGGTATATGGCCTATGAAAAAGAGCTTTGGGACGACTTCTACGACTTTGACAATAGTGCTACCCCAACTTATGAGGGAACCGAATTAAATATAATTGACTTACAGCAGACAGCCACTCCAGACTCATAATATCCATATTGTAGTTTGTTTTTAAGATTCATCCATTACTATAACTACGAAGTAAAACTATAAATGTCGCTGCAAGCGGAGGTCAAAAGCTAATGGCTCTACCAGGTGTAAAAACAGTAATCAAAGATAGATTTTATAGCATCTCTCGTCAGGATATTCCTGTCGGTCCGAGAGTTGTTCTTATTGCCGTAAGAGGCACAGCAGATGGTACAGGCAATGTCAAGGATCTTGACGTTGTTCAGGCAACCTCTGAAGAAGATGTAATTACCGCATTCGGTGAAGACTCAGATGTTCATAGAGGATATTTTGAACTCCTTGCAGGTGGTGCAGAAAGAATTCATATCGTTCCACTTCCAGCAGACTCCGTATTCAACCACACAACAGGCTCAATCACCAGCGTAACATACGCAGCAGCCGGCGGTGGAAATGTTTTTGATGCAGCCTTCGAAGCAGCCGAAGCAGCACAACCAGACATTATAGTTCCTTGGGGCCGTGGTTCACATCCAGATGAATGGGAAGATCCAGCAACACCAGGTAATGATCCAGAATTTGGTTTCTATGCAAACAATGGAACTGGATCAGGCAGCTGGGCTCTAAAGGTTGCGACAAAGGTAAAAGATATTTCAGAAAATTCTCACGCATGCTTTGCCGTTATGGGAATTAAGCCATACGTTGGAACATCTGAATTCATGACTCCAGCACAGGTTTCTTCACACCTATATAATTCTGGTTCCGGACCTGCTAACCTAATTAGCAGAGGTTCTGTAAGCATGGAAGAGATCGGCAGACACGTTGTAGTTATCGCTTCAGAGCTTAAGCCAGTTAACTATCCAGATGCATGGGGTTACTCAAATGGAGCTTCAACTTTTGCAGCTGCGATAAGCAGAATGTCTTCGTTTACTTCACCAGTAAACAAGACAGCATATAACGTAGCTGCGCTCAGATACAATCCTTCAAGAACACAACAGCAAGGATTGAGTGATCTTGGTGTTAACTTCATTGCGCTTAACTTCAATAAGATTCCAGTCTTTGTTGAGGGACTCACAATGGCAGCAGGAACATCGGATTACACAAGAATTTCTACAATGAGAATTGTAACAGAAGCAGCTCTCCTTGTAAGACAAGTGTGCCAGAAGTTTGTTGGCGAGGCATCAACATTGCAAACACGCAATTCGATGGAAACCGCAATTACTTCTGCACTACGAGGAATGCAACAAGTTGGTGCCTTGCTAGACAGTGACTTCACAGTAAGTTACTTCCCAGCAGAAAATAAGGCGTTTGTTGACCTCGTTCTAACACCAGCATTTGAACTCAAGAATATTGAAGTTCAAGTAGCAGTCACAGTATAACATTAGTTAATATACCGAATTGGAGGGTATAAAATGGCAGGTTCAGACTACTACGACAGTGCGGTTAATAAGTATCTCAATACTTATACCACATTTTCAGGCGCAGATATAGTTGCCACTTTTGGTGGCGTTGAGATCGGCGCACTTTCAGGAATCACTTTCTCTGTTACAAGAGAAAAGGCTCCTATTTACACAATGGGTTCACCAAATCCAAGATCTTTCTCTAGAGGAAAGCGCGGAATTGCTGGATCGTTAATATTCACGGTTTTTGATCGTCCAGCTCTTTACCAGATGCTCGACGCCAATCACCAAAAAGACAATGCACAGATGTTCTACACAAGAAGACACAACACCCTTCCTGGAGATGTTGGACACAAGCGTGGAATCGCAGAGTTCTCTTCACAAGATTCTGACATTGTTTCACAAGTTCCATTTTACGCAGACCAAATTCCTCCTTTTGACATCACTATCACTTTTGCTAACGAATATGGCCAAGGTGCAGTGCGTTCAATCTACGGCGTAGAACTTTTGAATGAAGGTTCAGGCGCTTCGATGGATGACATTGTCATTGAGGAAACTATGACTTACGTAGCAAGAGAAATCGGTCCAATGTACAGAATTACAACCGATCAACTTGCAAATGGTAAGTTTAATACTGGAGATCTCAGAGACATCATTAACAGAGATGCCGTTTCTGAGGCAGGTCTTAATCCTAAGATAGTGAGACCATAAGTATTATACTTATTTAATAAGTAGGTTTTTGGTGGAGGAGATGGGGCAACTCTCTCCTCCACCTTTGCTTTTATAAAGGAAACAAATGGCAAAAGTTGATCCACAACCAGTAAAGTACGATTTTGGCCCTTATCATCGCAGGGGAAGCTTGTATGATAGAGACGGAATGTCTAAGGCCAGAATAGAAAAAGGATTACCAGATCCATTTTCGAATATGTCTTTTGCAGGCACCGATATAAGTGCCACGATGGTTATCCCAAATATTGATAGAGCAAACGGAACAATTAATACAGTAAACTCTACAGATGTTCTGGAATTGGCAGAAATTCAAACTATATCATATTCAATACACAGAGAGAATTCTCCAGTAAGAACGATAGGCCATGTTAATCCTAGGGGATTTGTAAAAGGCGCAAGAACGATAGCTGGATCATTAATATTCACCGTTTTTAATGAGTACGCATTCTATAGAATAAGAGAGTATAAACAGATAATGGCCGAAACTGGTCTATTTTTTGCTCCGTTAGCAGATATGCTACCCCCATTTGATATAGTATTAACATTCTTCAATGAATATGGCCTTGGCGCTAAAATGAAAATATACGGCGTAAGCATAGTCGACGAAGGTCAAACTATGTCTGTAGATGACCTTATAACTGAACAGACATATACTTTTATGGCAAGGGGAATCCAGCCAATGGTGTCAATGGAATACGACCCCATGATGCTTGGGTCAGAGGAACTTGCAGTTTATAGAGATAAGCAAGTAAACTATTATGGTGAGAATAAAATGAAAGAATACACAACCTTTATTGACAGAATAAGGCAGCCGTAGTATGCCCAACATGCCAAATCAAAATAGCCCTGTTGGCAGAAGACCATACAGGCCTTTCAGCGCCTATCTGCCACCAGATTTGGCACAAGATCCTTCATCACAAAAATCGTTTAATCCTCTAGATGAGGAAATAGATCTTCAGTGGGGTGGAAAGACCGAAGATAATAATAAATTTAACATGTATTATGATTACTTCTTTAGCGGTGAAGATGTAAAAATATACATAGATGGTCTTTTTGATTCAGAGTATGAATTAGATATAGCTTCATTTTCATTTAATATAAGACAAGAAAAATCACCGATATACGGGTTCTGGTCATACAACTTCGATGCCGTGATGACAGGAACTAGAATAATACAACGGTGAGTTTGTTCTCTTCACTAGATATCCAGGTAGAATGAGAGATCTTTTATCTGAAGCCGCAGCAGTAAGATCAAAGTTTTATTCTAATGAACCAACATCTCAAATTCAATCTTATCTAAGAAGTAATATGGAATCTTTTGAGGATGAAAAGAATATACAAAAGTACTGGGGAGAAAATACTTTAGATAGAATTTCTAGCCTAGACAGATTGTCGTATGATAGAACTGGAAGTGATTCAAGAAATATATTTAGTTCACATCCACCATTTAACTTTGTTGTTAAACACGGTGCCCAAGAAGGCTCTGTTACAACCATTGCTCAAAATGGTGTAACTCAACAAGATGGAAATTTTGAAACTATAGATAGATTAATGTCTCTTGATTATAACGATAGATTAGTTCAAAAAAGTCTAACAAAACCCATGGACATAATACTTCAAAACGTACACCTACTGTCGATGGGTTCTTCTTATCAGCCTGGTGGAACCCCACTAATGGAAGCTTATCAATTCTTGGCTAGAGATCTGTACATATCGGACGGCATATTAAAGAACCCACCAAATGCTACAGTAGCAGCCAATAATCAAAAGGGCTCTAAGCAAACAAATCCGACAAAGGTTCAAGAACCACCAACTGAGCAGCAGTTGTCGGATAGAAACGATTTATCTAAGATTTACGATACAAATCCTAGATAGTATATGATATAATGTAAATGTAAAAAGTTCTATTTTAAATAGGAGTTATGATGAGTGATCAAAGAAAAGTTGTTGTAAAAAATTCTCCAGAATTGGCAGAAGAATTTGGTGCTGCTGACGCAGCAAAAATTGGTCCAGAAGAAATGTTGGATCAAACTGTGGCAGACAAAATGGAAGAAGCTGTAGCCGATGAAGCTGTCTCTGTTGAGGACCTTCCAGATGATGAACTTATATGGCCAGGTGGACCAAACGCAGCTCAAATAAAGCTTTGGAAAAGAGAGTATGGCGATGTGTATGTTACGTCAATCACCTACGATAAGCATGTAGCCTGGAGAACTCTAAATAGACTAGAGTATAAGAATCTAATGAAAAAGATGGGCCAGCTAGTTCAGGCGGGTCAGCTTACAGACGCAGAGGCTTCTCTTTGGAACGAAGAGGCAATTGCCGAGATATGCATATTGTATCCAGCTTTTGACAAGCAATCTCTTGTATCCGAAATGGCTGGACTTCCATCTTTGATAGCTCAAGAAGTATTGGAAGCTTCTGGATTCTCTGCTCTAGAGGTTCGTCAGCTCTAAAAGGTGTCTAATGTTGACACCAGAACAGCTTTATAAGCTAAAGTCAAAGTATCGGTTCGATATTTCAAACGTCATTAAAAAATGATACTGTTATATTTAGAGAGTTGACCTTCTCTGAATTTGATAAGATAAATGAATATCAAAATTCAGGTGAATCGAAAGCTGAAATAGAAGAAGTAATAATAAAGTCAGCTGTAATTTATCCCCCAGATATAAGTCTGGACACTTACCCTGCTGGCCTAGTGACATCTCTGGCCGATGAAATTTTAAATGAATCAGGCTTTGCCGATCCATCAAAGGCAAAAAGGGTGATGGAGGAAAAAAGGGCGGAAGCATCTGAGGTAAGAAGCTTAATGAAAGCTTTTGTTTTGGCTACTATAAGTGCATATACACCAGAAGATTTGGATAATTTAACTTATCCAAAACTTGCTGAAAAGGTCGCCTTATCAGAAAAGATAATGGAAATAAAACAGGCGATTTTAGCAATAGAGTCAACAAATGTTTCTATTCAATTAATAGATCCTCAGGAAGAATTAGAGAAGCAGAATCAAAAAGTAGAAAACTTCAACAAGTCCAGAAAAGACGGTGAAGCTAAATACGATGACCCAATTGCTCAAAAACTATGGGGTATGAAGTAAAATAAAAGGGGTTTGATTTGTTTAGAGATAGGTCTTCACTAGTTAATGTTGGCTATGGAGTCGTATCTCGTGATATTCCTGCAGCAAACAACGAGGAAACAAATCCAAATCCAAATTCAAGCTTTATATCTAAAGCTCTTGAAGATAAGCCAGTACTTAAGTTTGTATCAACATCAGTAGCTACTTTAGCTGGAACATTTATAGCAAATAAGCTACTCTCAAAAGGTGGAATAAAGCTAGCTACGACCATACAAAGATCAGCTGATGCCGGGTCTCATTTAGGAAGAAGGTTTGTAGAAAACGCCGCCAAGATAAAGAAAGCTCTAGATGAATTAGAGGGCGTAAATAGATTCGTAGCTGACGGAATAGACCCATACGAAAGATTAATTAATAGATCTGCAGATGGATCAGTAATTAGGCCAACGCTAACAAAACTAACAGGTGACTCATACGTTTCTGACGGAACGATGTGGATGACATCAAGTGAATTCAGAGCTACAAGATCTGGAAGAGAGCCAGTAGCCGTTTGGGGCTTTAGAGATGAGATACAGCAAAAATTAATAAGAGGTGCAAGAAGTTTACCACTTACACTTCCATCAACTTATTTGGTCCAAAAAGTTGTAACTGATCCAATTTTTGGAAATAAAGATGAACAATCTAGGGTTAAGTGGTATAACCCAGTTGACGTAGTAACTGATTTTGTAAAGCAGTCTACGCTTAATATCACAAATCTACTTATACCTCAGGGCTTGGCAGGGGCAGCTAATCAGAGAATAAAGTCATTAATTGATTCTCAGTATTTAGATTTCCCGCTTCCTCTAACAAGAGGTCAGCAAAAAACAGCAAATAAATTTGCAGACATAAGAACAATTCTAACTTCTTTTGGGCAAGATTCAGAAAAGTTAATTCAACAAGCAACAAGAATAAGTTCATCTGCTGGGTATGCCTTCTCAACATCAGTTCAAGAATCTCAGGCTAGACAAGGCGGATTAGTATTCTCACTGAGAGATGCCAGAAGAGGAGCAAGATCAGCAAGGCTTGCATCAGAAGCTTCTGGTGAGTCAAAGTTAAAAACAGCTGGCAAAACTGCTTTAAGCTATTTATTTGGTCACAAAAGAGCAAGTGATCAAGCGGAATTTCTTGGCGCAATAGACGCAATACCCTCCCTCAGAGGAGTAACGGTAGGTGCAAGAAACTTCTCTAAAGATTTTAGAAATGCCAAGACAGCTTATGATGTCATACACGGAGCCATAGCTTATGATGAAGCTCTCGGCTATGTTTCTGGAAATCCAAGTCAAGTTAGAAAAATTTTAAATTCTACAATATCAGAAATAAAAAGACAGCATAAGAGTAGAATATCACAATTCGCAAAAGGTTCCCTATTATCAAAAGACGTATTTGGATTAGAGGGGGCCAATGAGCCAGATACAAGAGGCGATTTTACATTTGCATTTGCACAAGATGAATATCTAAAATCTGTTTACGGTGAGTTAACTTCACTTGGAGCAGATCCATCTTCGGCAAGAAGTATGATTTCTGGGCTTAAGATTACTGGTCTCAATACCTCAAAAAACATATCGCAAAGAATAACATTTGGAATTGGAAGAATAGATTCAGTACAAGATTCTGACTCAGAATTCTTTGAGTTAATTACCAAAAAAGCAAATAAAGAATTAAAAAACAGAGGAAGAGCTCTTGATGTAGATCAAGTAAAAAGAGCTTTCATAAAAACAGATCTTCATTTTCAAGACGAAAACTTTAGAGAATCTCTTCAACAAAGAGCAATACTAGCTTATCAGGGAGTTAGGGATAAGGTACTTACGCCTTCAGCGTCAAAAATCGTAAGACCTCAAAAAGCACTCTATGAAGAATTTAGCGGAGCAATTCCAGAGAATAAGTTAGATTATCTTGGTAGAAGAGCCGCACAAAAGCTCGGCATAAGGTTAACAAATAGTTTCGGAGAGTTAACCGATAGAACTATCATAGGAAGAGAACTCGCTAAAAGAGGAATAGATGCAAATAACGTCGAGCAGTTAAGAAGCTTTCTTGTAGACCAAAAATTAATGACAAGACCATCTAATATTGGTGGATTTAATATTTTTGGTTTAAGACAAGTAACTGTAGACAAAGCCTTTGATATAGGAACTTTTGAAGGTTTAACTCCAGCAGAAAGAGAAGAAGCAAGATTACTTTTTGCTGATATAGCTAGAAAAGACCCAGTCTCTAGATCGGTTGGTTTTTCAACCGTAAGAGGGGTCTATGAAACTAGATCTGGCGGATTTGCCGACACAACAAGCCTAAGAGTCGGTGCACAAAAGCAAGTAAGGACTTTATCACAAGACGTCGGTATTCCACTTGTAAGATTTAATCCACTTCAGATGCTTGGGATTGGTGGACCAAGAAGAATAGATCCTACCCAAGAAATACAGTTTATTCCAGCAGCATCTAGGCAGGACTTCATCTCTGGTGGCGGAGAAAATGCAAAAGTTTATGCCTGGGTAAAAGAAAGGGGTGGACTATTTGGTAGTTTGGGCAAAATATTCTCCGTTTCTGAAACAACAGGAATGGAAAATAATGTCAAAGAAATTCCTGGATTATTTAAAGCAGTTTCTTCAATTGACACCGACATATATGCAAGAGCATCAAGACTGGCCACCGGAAGACAATCTTATAGAGATTCTGAATTAACAGCCTCTGAAATTGGTGAAGGTTTAAGTAGGTCAGAAAGGCTCAAGTTAGCATTTGATGTAGATGAAGAGCAGCCAAATTCTCTATTAAGAAAATTGGGTAGATTTAGAAAAAGAAAAGTTGATATAAGAAATGAATCAACTTTTGCAAGACTTTTTGGATCTCAAGAAATTTCAAGAAGAGGTGGAAGAAATCTAAGATTTAAAGTAGATGGCGATTTAGTAAGTGTAGTAGACGAAGCAAACTCTGAGATATTTAATCCAACAGAAGTTGTAGAAGCATTTGAAGACTTTAGAATAGCAGCACAAGGCAGGGCAACTCCACTAAGAGCAATCGATGAAATCGAAAGAGCTCTTTCTATACAACCATTTTCTTTTGGAAAAACTTCTCAGCTTTCTGGACAAGAGTTAATATCTGCTGGTGAAGAAGCGCTAGAAAGATTTTCATCTCTTAGAGCTGATTTGTCATCAGGGGGAATAGAAGTTTCTGGACTTAGCAGGTCAGCAAGAGCACTTGAAAGAATTTTGCAAGAATCAAATGCACTTTCCTCCTATGTAGCAACAACAAAAACCTCAACGATCACAACTAGGCAAGATTATTTAAGAAACATCCTCCACAGATTCAATGTTGAAATGGCAACATATGAGGGCTTTGGTGGGAATCCAATTGAAGTAACAAAGAGAATAGAACAAGTATTAAAAACACTAAAAGATTCTGGCCAAATATCCAATCTTCAATTAACTGAGGCAAGAGCCGCAGCGCTTGGTACGATATTTAATCTTAGCGCAATGCAGTCATATGGTGAAAGTGCTCAAAGAGGGCTCATAGCCTCAAGGTCCTTGAAGTTCTTGATACAAGCACAATCAGACAATGCGTTTAAAAACTCGTTCCAAAGTTTGCTATCTCCATTTACTAGCCAATCAATATCAAACGTAAACGCTCAAGGCGCTGGAAGGTTAATAAACCTAATAAGACCTTCTCTTAAGAGGGCTTTTGGTACCGCTCCTTACCAGCTCGGTCCTAATGCTGTCAATCCACTTGGTAACATGGGAACAACATTTGTGCCAACGCTTGGCACAGTTCTCAATAGAGCATCTAGGGGCGAAACAACCTTTACAAAAGTAGCAGCCAATGTACTTGGAATAACTTCGTATAGAGATCCATTAACTTACAGTTCGGCATCAATACCATCCATACATTTGTCAGACAGATTAAATAGATATTTTGAAACTGTAGGACTTGGAGTACAATCAGAAAACTACAGTGGACCCATCAGCGCTTTCTATTATGGAATGGGAATTAAAAGAGTACTTCCGATAGCAGCAATAGGAACAACAGCCCTTGCAGTTGATAGAACTGTTGGAGGAATGGTAAACGAAAGGGACGCAAGAGGAGAGAGAGTATACGCTCCATTTGTTACCACTAAATTAGCTAGAGGAGCAGTAGAAGCTCAATCTTTAATGTCGGGACTTGTTCCTGGGGGAATGGGCTATGAGGAAAAGAAACAGCAGCTTCTAGAAGGTGAAGTCCCGATAAAGCAGGGTAGATTCTGGCCACTTGGCGTAACGCCATTTGAGGGCGGCAAGACAATGTACTACAGGCCTTCTTATTATAGAAGGCTAGCTTCTGGCTCAACCTATACTTCAGATGCCTTTAAATCTCCACTTGAAAGATTAGCATATGGATATGATTTTTCTCCGCTAAGGCCATTTGACCCCTATAGATTTGAAAGACAACATTATTTTGACAGACCTTACCCAGTAACTGGAGAATACTTCACGGGTCAATTTGGTCCAATAACACCATTCCTCAATATGACTATTGGCAAGCTGCTGAAGCCACAAGTCGAAATGCACTCAGAAGAAG